ATGAATTGTTTGTATTTATATACAAGAGTGGAGTTTCACAATCAAAAGCAGAAGCAATGCAAGGTTATAACGATGACTTGGTTATGTCTTATTCAATAGCCCTTTGGGTTAGAGATACAGCGTTAAGATTACAGAAAGATAAAAACGAGCAACAATGGGCTACAATGAACTCAATGTTGAAGTCAAATGGAAATCAATCTGAACACGCTGCTGGTTTCGGAGTAGGTTCTGTAGGACAACCAAAGAAAAATCCATATGAAATGGACTTTGGAGACGAAAAAGAAGATTTAACTTGGTTAATTAAATAAGAGGTAAAAAATGGCAGACGAAAATATATTACAACGATTAGGAAAATTATTTCAAAATCAAATAGTTTTAAGAAAAACTAATGATGGACAAGTGAAAGTAAAAGATGTTGAATTTTCACAAACAGCTTTAACATCTAATTTTATTGATAGATACAATAGAATTAATTCAAGTGGATATGGTGGTTCATCATATCAAGCTAAACAAAATGCAAATGCATATGACGTAGCTAGAAAAGAATTATTTAGAGATTATGAATTAATGGATGCAGACCCAATTATATCATCAGCATTAGATATTTATTGTGACGAGTCTACAGTTGATAATATTGAAAATAGAATTTTAAAAATTAAAACTGATAATCCCAAAGTCCATAAAATTTTACACAACTTATTTTATGATATAATGAATATTGAATTTAATCTATGGAGTTATATTCGTAATATGACTAAATATGGTGATTTTTATTTACATTTAGACATATTGGATAAACATGGAGTTGTAAACGTAAAACCTCTTTCAGTATATGAAGTGAATAGATTAGAAGGACATGACCCATCAAATCCTAAATTAGTTCAATTTGAAGTTCAACAATATTCAGAAACAAGAAGAAGTGCTAAACCAAATGATGTTCACGAAAATTATGAAGTAGCTCACTTCAGAAACTTAGCCGATACAAATTATTTACCTTATGGTAAATCAATGTTAGAAGGTGCAAGAAGAGTATTTAAACAATTGACTCTTATGGAAGACGCTATGTTGATTCATAGAATGATGAGAGCACCAGAGAAAAGAATATTCAAAGTAGATATAGGAAACATACCACCAAATGAAGTGGATAACTTTATGCAACAAATCATTGGTAAAATGAAAAAAACACCTGTGATGAATGCAAATGGTGAATATAATTTAAAATACAATATGGAATCCATTACAGAGGATTATTACTTACCTGTTCGTGGTGGAGATAGTGGAACAAATATAGATACTTTACCAGGTTTGGGTAATGATGGTGCGATTGAAGATGTAGAATATTTAAGAAACAAAATGATGGCAGCATTAAAAATACCAAAAGCATTTCTTGGGTATGATGAGAATGTTGGTTCAAAGGCTACGTTGGCTGCTGAAGATGTTAGATTCTCAAGAACAATTGAAAGACTACAAAAAATCATTGTAGCTGAATTAGAAAAGATTGCTATTGTTCATTTATACACACAGGGATTTGATGATGTTGAGTTAATTAATTTTGAATTAGAATTGACAAATCCATCAATGATACATCAACAAGAAAAATTAGAATTATTAACACAGAAAAAAGAAATTGCTAATGACTTGATTGAAAACAAATTATTTTCAAGACAATGGATATATGATAATATCTTTGAATTAAACGACCAAGAAAAAATTGATGTATTCAATGGTGTGATTGAAGATAGAAAACAAGCATTTAGAATGGAACAGATTGAAACTGAGGGAACAGACCCAGCCGAAGGTGGTGGTGAAGAACCATCTGCTGAAGATGAGTTTGGAATGGAAGAACAAGGTGAACATGGTGGTGATAGAAGAAGTGGAACTGGTAAGAAAGAATTTGGGAATGAATACTCAGCAAAAGATATAAAAGACGCAACAAAGTACGAAAGAGAACGATATGGAAAACGAGAGTTCAAAGGTAAATCACCATTGGCTGTTGGTAAAGGTGGAACGATTGTTGCAAGAGAAGGATTACTAAATCAACTACAAGATAAGTTTGGAAAAAACTTAAATAAATCAATGTTAAATGAGGAAATAATTTTAGATGAAGAAGAATAATTCAAGTTATTTAATAAAAACATTATATTTATATATGAATAATTACATAAATAGTATCCAAACAAAATGGGGACTCAGACATGCGTAAAGTTAAGCACAACAAAATCCGTAATACTGGTCTATTGTTTGAATTTTTGCTTAGGCAAATTACATCTGATGTATTGAACAAAGACCAAAATAGTAAAGCGGTACAGATTGTTAAACAGAAGTTTAATGAGAACACGGAGTTAGGAAAAGAACTAGCTCTATATAATATATTAATTACCAAGAAATTTCAATCAGATTCTAAAGCTGATTATTTTATAAATGAGGTTATGAAAACAAGGAGTGATTTAAATAATTCTATTCTTCGTAGAGAGAAATATAACTTGATTAAAGAGATTCAATCAAATTACAATTTACAAAAATTTATGTCCTCAAAAGTTCCAAATTACAAAACATACGCTTCTATTTATAAATTATTCGAATATAAGACATTATCACCTGATGAAAAAACTGAGTCCTTTTTCAATATAGTTGAACATGTCACAACAGAAGATAAAAACATTAAATTATCTGAAACTGTAAAAGCGTTACCAGATGATGAAGATTTAAGAATCTTGACCTATAGAACTCTTTTAGAAAAATTCAATCAAAAATATACAAAACTAAGTTCAGCTCAAAAAAATCTACTGAGGGAGTATATTAATAACGTATCCAATACTAATTCTTTAAAAGATACTTTAAAAGAAATTGTAAAAGGTTTAAAGGCGGATTTAAAAAAACATTCAAAAAATTTACAAGATAAAGTTGTTAAAATTAAAATGAATGAGGCTTTAAAATCAATCAATGAATTTTGTGGATTGAATGATAAATCAGACGTTGTTAAAGATGAATATGTTATTCAAACAATGAGATATTTAGAATTATTAAAAGAGTTGAAGAAAAGTGGAAATAAAGACAAGAAAGTTATTTAAGGAGTTAGTTAAGAAACTAACTATGGAACTCTTGGATGAAGAGGGTTTAGAAGAGATAACAACTACTGGTGATGTTGCGGGATACTCAACACCTTTTGCTTTTGGTAAGATGAAAAAGAAGAAAAAGAAAAATATTGAAAAGCAAACTGGATACAAGTTTGTTAGTGAAGCTCTTGATGAAAAAGATTTAAAACAAATTAATAAATTGATAAGAGATGTCGTTGGCGATATATTGAGAGATATATGGTTGAAACGAAATGCTTGGAAATAGGAGATAATAAATGCCAAAAATAATAGATGGTAATAAACAAATATTAACATCAGGATATGGAACTGGACTAAGTGCAAAACAAAAACAGGCAGCTTCCATAGTTTTAAAGCCATTATTATTGGCTGAAGGTACAGCTGCAGCTGACGATACAACTCCAAGTGTTGCAAATATAAATGTATTAAAAATTGGTGCAAATACTGGAGGAACTGCAATAACTCAACTTGATGGGGCAATTGCAGGACAAGTTGTAACTATAATAATTACAAGTGGTACAAATTCATCAACAATAGCAGATAGTGGTAATTTTAAATTAAGTGCAGCATTCAATCCAAATGTAGATGATACACTAACACTTTATACATCAGATGGAACTACTTGGTACGAATTAAGTAGGTCAGCTAACTAAGGGGAATAAAATGTCAAAACAAGTAATAGTAGATTATATACCATTTGAGGTATCACCACAACAAATAAACGAGTCAATGAAAGACAATAATGGAAGACTTGTTGTTAAAGGTGTATTACAAAGAGCAGAAGCTAAAAATCAAAACGGAAGAGTTTATCCAAAAGAAACTTTGATGAGAGAAGCTAAAAAATATCAAGAGGTTCAAATCGCTGAACGAAGAGCATTAGGAGAACTCGACCATCCAGATTCATCAGTTGTGAATTTAAACAATGTATCACATAATGTATTGGAAATGCATTGGAAAGACAATGACTTAGTTGGTACTGTTGAAGTATTGGGAACACCAGCTGGTAACATATTAAAAGAATTATTTAAATCAGGTATTAAACTTGGTATCTCTTCAAGAGGATTAGGCTCAGTAAAAGAATTGTCTGAAGACGATACTGTAGAAGTTCAACCTGATTTTGAACTTATTGCATTTGACTTTGTATCTAATCCATCTACACACGGAGCTTTTTTATCACCAACAAATGAAGGTAAATTAAATGAAGGTGTTGGAACAAGACACGATGGTGTATGTTGTCACGATTGTAAAGTTGAAAACATAATTAACGATATATTCAGAGGAGAATAAAATGGATTATAAATCTTTAATGGGATATGGTGATAAAAAGAAAAAATCAAAACCTAAACAGAATAAAGTAATGGAATCCATAAAAGAAGAATTTGGATATAAAGATACATTGAAAGAAGTAGGTGCAGCTCCCCAATATAAAAAATTCGTAAAATCAATTGACAAACAAAGAGATAAAGTTGGAAAAGAAACTTTGAAGTTTGTTGATTTGTTAAGAAAAAAAGGATTAACTGACGCAGCTGATGACTTATTAGAT